TGCCTTCGGTGATGTGCAATATGCCCGAATTTACAGCAACGCGGAAAATATCAGCGTAATGTTTGGGAATTAACGCTAAACCTTCTTCTGGCAAAAAGAATTTCCATTCCGCTTCAAAATCATCTTCGCCAAATCTTTTAAGCGTGCATACAGCGTTTAAGTCTCGCGTTGCTGCTAAGTCAAACCCAATGAACACCGACTCAGGCTCACGCGGTGAGCTTAACGCGCATTTGTCGCTGTCCCAATAACCCCGGTCAACCCATGCGGAATTTGCGCTTACATAAATGTTTAGCGTCTTGCAAAGGAATTCATTTAGCGCAGCGGGTTTGTGCTTTGCCTGTTCTGCGCGTTCGGCAATCGCTTCTTCAAAAACGCTAATGCCGTGCATGGGGTTTGCTTTTGCCCACGTTGTAGGGTCACGCCAATCATCGCCGGGGTCTAAGCTGTACAGCAAGCCAAACCAATGCGGGTTGTCTTCAGCTTCGCCGTTAAGCATATTTTCCAGCATCGCCATATCTTCGTAAAACTTGGTTTCCTTGGTAAATGACGCTGTTGTAATGTAAATTCGCAGCGGGTTTCGCCGTGCGACCATGCCAGAATGCAAAACCTCAATCGCGTTTCTGTCCACAATTTGCGCGGCTTCGTCCACAATAGCGCAGCTTGGGTTCATGCCATCGCCTGATTTTTTAGTATCGCGGCTTAATGCTTTAAATTTGGTTTGACTGTCCCCCGCTTTAGTAATTTGTGATCTGCCAGGGTTGTAAAGCTGCCTTATATCGTGGGGCATATTATCAATAAACCCGGTGGCAGCGTTAAAAACAATGCTGGCTTGATCGCGGTTGGTTGCCAAGGTGTATACCTCTGCCCCGGCTTCGCCCCAATTTAATTCATACAACCCAATAACGGCAATCAGCGTGGATTTACCCGCCTTGCGCGGAATGAACACAATCACATCGGTAACCATGCGCCGTGCTGAATCTTTTTTGCTTCTAAACCCGTATATGCCGCACGCTAAAAATATTTGGAATGGTTCTAACACCAGCGGTTTGCCAGCGTCTGGGCCTTTGGTGTGTTTAAGCGTTGCAGCGAATTCTAGAAAATGTTCAACGTAGGCGGTGTGAAATTCCCACGCCCAATTTCTGTCTTCCAGTTGGTTTAAAAACCTTTGGCACGCCAAGCGCACCATGCGGCTAACGCGTATTTCGCCACGGGCAACTTGTACCGCGTACAGAATCCCATCTTCGTAGGTCATGGGCCTTCAAGCAATTTGCTGTACTTGCCGCCTTCTTGCTTGTTAGTTGCCAAGCGTCCACGCGGTGTTAAACCAAGTTCATTCATTAGCACCACAGCGCGGCTCAAGGCTTTGTCGCCAGCGGTTAGGAATGGGTTTGGGCCAACAGTTGCCCCGTTGTTAAATTGCGTGATGATGCCGCCCTTGGCAACGCCTTTCATGCACTTAATGTAAATCTCCATCTGGTTAGCAAGCGCAGCCAAAACGTGTTTGTCTTGGTCGCTGCCAATGCCGTAGGTTTCCCACAAAAAGTCGGCAGTCTCTTTTATAAAAACATCCCTGTCCCATGCGTCAGGGTTGTCCAGCCAATCGGCTTTGGGTACGCGCTTACGCACGGCATCGGGCAGCTTGCCGCCTTTATGCGTTTGTTGCGTGCCATGCACAAGGTGAAGTTCGGGGGGCAGTCGGTTCATGCGGGGAATGTTACCACTTTTTAAGACACCCCTTCAGCCAACTTAAAATATGGAAGATTGGGTTCGCGCTTGCTTTTGCTTAACTGCCAAAATTTTAAGTTTCTAAATAAAAATGTATTACTTTCCCGCGTGGGTAGGGTAGTCATGCTCTGTGTATTCTTTTACGCCGTCTTGGGTGTAATGTTCGTATATGCCTTTCTGTTCTTGGGCTGTCTTATGGCTATGGCACGCAGGGCAAAGGCTTTGAAAGATGTTGTTCAGAAATGCGTGCTTACCTATTTGCTTCCACGGGAACACGTGGTCCACGTGCTTCGCTGCGTCTACCCTACCCCTAGTTAAGCAGCCTTGGCATAATGGCTGTATGCTCAATTGCCGCTGTCTAATGGTGCGCCATGCGGGTGTTTGATACACGCTATCTGTATCTTTGTGCGTGTAGTCCTTGCCTCCATGCTCAGGACAGAAGCTATTTAGTTTGCTTCTTAAATTTTTGCAGCCTAATGCTTCACACTTGTTGTTACTAGGATATGTCGGCATTGGAGCGTAAGGGTCGGTGTTGCGCCGCCGCTGTGTCGAGGGTTTCGACCATCGCCTGCTTCTCACGCTTTGGATAAGGCTTCGCTAACAATTGTATCTTTAAACGCATATCATCATTTAAAGGCATTAAATATCTGTGCTTACCTACAGTTTTAATTATTTTGCATTCACTTGGTTTTATTGTTTTTCTTTGTTGCCCTTGTTGTATGTTCCAACCTTTTTCGCTTACTTGTCGTGAGTGTAAGCGTTTGCCATTATGCCAATATTCAACGCTCGGTGCTGTGTCACCGCAATATATCCAATTTCCTGCTTGATATACCCCGCCGTGATGCCCATACTGAGGGTCAGCAAAAGACACTATTAATTTTAAGTTAGGACTGTTTTTTTTCAAAAACATCAATGCAAATTTAACAATTCTGCTAACGGGTGTTACATGATTTGTTAAAGCAATTCTAGTTAACTCACAACCTTCATCTTGTTTCAAACCATAAGGCGACATTAAATTTGATGATGCGCCTCGGCTAAATATAACAACGCCTATAAATTTATTATTTTCCCACGCACCAATTTTTACTAATGGCGGCACAGGAATTGATTTGCTGTAATGCCATGTATTACAAGCAAATTTTGCAGCCTCATGGCTAGCCCAATCAATTTTTAAATTAACTTTGTCTTGCATCAAATTCTTTACAGCAATGAGGACAAGCAATCCATTTTGGGTCTAATTCATCTAATTTTCCTTGATCTTCTTCTGTTGCTGGGTCAAAATTTGTTTCTGTTGTTATTTTTTCTATTTCATCAAAAGTGAAACCCGTTAATTCCAAATCATGCCCTGCGTCTTTTAAATCAGCAATTTCTAATGCAAGCATTTCATTATCCCAACCGCTATTTAATGCCAATTTGTTATCAGCAATAATGTATGCACGCTTTTGGTGTTCGGTTAAATGCGCTAATTCAATTGTTGGCACTTTATCTTCATTTAACTTTTGCGCTGCCATAACGCGCCCATGACCAGCAATAATGCCGTTTTCCCCGTCTAACAATATGGGATTAGTCCAGCCAAACTCTTTAATTGATGCGGCAATTTGCGCTATTTGTGCTTCATCGTGCGTTCGGCTGTTGCGTGCGTATGGGATTAAATCCGCTGTTTTCTTGTAAACGATTTTCAGTTGTATTGTCATGTTCTTTATATCCTGATGCGTAAGCTGCCCGTGCAACTTGCAGGGCTTTTGCTTTGGTTGGGAATGGGCCTTTGCTGCCCCACATCCAGCCTGATTTAACTTTTCTTAAAGGCATATCAAGCAAGGAATCTTAGTTTGTACAGCGTTGAATCAATCAACGCGGCAATTTCATCAGTAATGTTTTGCAATTCAGAATCTTGTGGGAATTTAGGCATAACGCGCAGCGTGCTAACTTCCACTTTCAAATATTCCAAATAAACAATAGGGTCAGCGTTAGACATCAAATCGCATGACGTTGGGTATTTTGTAAGCAAGCCATATTTGCCTTGAAATGCTTCAACAAATCCATCAACCAAATCGCCAATTTCAGTGTAAAACCCTTCCAACGCTTTGTGTTGGCTATAACTGCGCGTGGACAAATGCAAAATGTGCGCTGTTGTGACGCTGTTAAGCAAACACATGGTGAAATCCATCACCGGGTCATTTTGCGGGGCTTCTACGCTTGCGCGGAATGTAACCATAATTGCCTTTCAGTTATTTCATTGTAAGCTGTCTTATTGTTTCGTTCAATACAGACATTTCAGTTAGTTTATAAACTGACCAAATCCGCGCTTGCCCGTGTATGCCGTTAAAACTACCTTGATGACAATCTTTGCACAGCGGGATGCACAGGTATTGCATATGCTGTTCAACGTGGTGTGCATCGCTTGGGCCACTTGCACCGCATACGCCACAAGACATTTCCTTAATCTTACCTAAATGTTCACGCTCTGTCTTGCTTATTTTGTTATTCAATGTGATGCACCTTAACGCCGCTGCTGCGGATGTAATTGTGAGTTTTGATAATGTAATCCTCAAATGTCTTGCGCGGCACAATTTGCCTTTGTAAGTCATGCCATTGATAAAGTTCCTTTACAGCGCGGATGCCTGTGCCAGTTAAACCCATGCGCTTTGTTTTTTCATATCGCAATGCGGCTTGATGCAATTCTTCTTGAGCAACATTACAAAATTCCAGAACTTCTGGGCCAATGCCATTTCTGCCCATCATTTCGCATACGTTAAGCACATCCACCAACACGCGCCAATCATGCACAGTACCGCGCCCGTGCACCATGTTGTCAATGCTGTTTAATTCTTCTAAACGCAATTTGTCCAGCGTTTTTTCATCAACCAGAGCAGCCCCAATCATTGCGTGTGCTATTGGGTCAACCAAGCGGTAAACCTTGCGCTTGCATTGCTTTTTCATTCAGTAACCTTAACTTCCAGTCGTGCGTTTGCGCTTTCTGTACGCCAAATATCGCACTTCATACGGGCTGCTTCCATGCGCCATTTAAGCGTTTCCTCAATAACAATAGCTTGTTCCAAGCCTTGCAGCAGTTCCAAATATTCGGGGTGGCTGTAGGCTTCGCGCTCTTGTGCGTTAGCTGCTTCAATGCCAGCAACCATAGCGTCTTTCATCAGCAACGCTTTTTTGCTTTTCCTAAATTCTTCTAAATACACGCGCCGCCCTTTAGCTTGTGCAAATTTTGGTGCGTTGTCGCGGATGAAATCAACCGCTTTATGCGGTGTGTTGTCGCTCATGTTGCCTCCATTATTGTTACTATTACGCCGGGTTGATCGCCGTATTCTTTGCGAATTGTTAACTCAATTACTTGCGTATCGTCTTTGTAAATTACTTTGTTCATCGCATCCAAAAAAATTTTTGCAATGTTGTCTATATCTGGCTTGCCAATAGGCTTCTGCAAGCCACTAAAACAGGCTTCCTTGCGCTTTTTGCTATAGCTTATAGGCACACCCACACAGACGTTCAAAAATACCTTTAGCGCGGTTTCTGTTGGCTTTTGATCTGTGGCTTGCAAAGCGCAAAATTTAATTGCATCTTCGTAAGTTAAGGTTTTAGCGTCTGTGTACGTGCGGACAAAATTTCCAGCACGCCTAAAACGTGGTCGGCCTTTGCCGCGTGGTGCGCCGGGTACAAAAAAACGAATCATTTTTTTAGCCTTTCAGCAACCGCTTTGCCAATGCCGGGGTAATCCGCTTCCAGTTCCCGTATCCTGTACCGGGCTTGGTCTATCCAGCCGGGCAAACGCGCCAGCATCGTATAGTGCGTAATCAATGTCTCCAGTGAGGCATAACGCTCTGTTGATGGTATCTGTGGGCGGTCGGTATCCATGTTTTACGCGCTCCAGCAGTTCATGGGCTTGAAAATAATTCATACATTTTCCCGCAATGCTTCACGCCACATCTTTTTCTGTACTGCGCTTAACTGATGCCCTTCAGCTTCCATAGCTTTTAAGTTGTACGCCCACTGTTTTGTGTGCGTATTAGTTGGCACGCGCAATTTGCCCAATATTTGCATTTTTTCAGCGTTGCTTAATTTAGGTGCTGGTTCTGCTGGCGGTTTGTCTTTGCGCCGTGTAAGCGCGTTTAATTGTATGTCGGTAATGTAAGGCCAACGTGTGGGCGGTTCCCATGCGTGCGCGGTGCATAGTTTGTCGCCTTTGTCAACGCTCCAGCGGTTGGGGCATTCACGCGCTTGGCACATCAATGCTTTTTCTGTTTCATGGTCATCGTAAATTTTTTCATTGTTTCTAAATGAGTTAAGCGACATGATATTTTCCTTCTACGATTTTTGCAAAATTGCTTGGTTTAATAATCCACTCTAAATCAGCTACAAAGGTGCGCCCACTTTTGTCGTTAATTTTTCCTGTTAAAAACTTGCTTTTGCTAACGTGCTTAAAAAATTCTTCCCACCAAGTTAAAACATCGGCATGGGTAATTTCTTTGGTTTCGCTTAACTCTACAGCAACCTCACGCCAGCGTTGTCGCAAGTAACCAGCCCTAGTGTCGTTCCACACTTCAACCCGGCGCATGGTTGGAAGCAGTTGGTGATACAACTCCACAATGCTTTTGTGGTCGCATCCCGGTAATTTCTTGTCGGCTTTTTGCTCTGGTTCCCCGTCAGGGGGACATATAGATATATCTTGGTTTATGGTTATTGGTTTATGGTTATTGGTTGCTATTAGGGTCGCATTAGGGAAGCTATTAGCCTCCCCATTGCTATCCTTTTGCCACCGCTTTGCCGCCCCCTTTTTTCCGTCCTCAGAAAATTTGCGGTACTTCGCTATTTCTTCATCAGCACGCGGGTTTATGTAACCAGCTTCTGTGCTTACAAAAAATTCATCCAGCACTGTTAAAACCTCTTGCTCATGCTCACGCATACCAATTTGCCGCGCAATGTCGCGTTGCTTTATAGGTGCTTCATGTAAGTAGTAGTGGTCTAACAAACGCCGATAGGCAACATCCTCAATGATTGACAGATGATGCGTATGCGATTTGTAATCGCCAATATGAAATTGATAAAAGTGCATTGCACGCCCCATTTCCCCCATTGAAGAAACATCGGCAGGCGGGGGGTGTTCGCTTTTCGGTGGGGTAGCTACTCCCCACCTAGCCGGGTTTCAAAAAAATTCTAGCCGGGTTCTTGCACCTTAGCAACATCATTTGCAAACCACTCAGGGCGTGCCAGCTTCAATTGCAGCACGCGCATCATGGGTAGCGTCTCACGCCATTGGCTAATAGCAGCGGGGCTAATGCTCAAAATCTTGCAAAGTTCTTTGCGTGACCCGGCTAGTTCAATGGCGCGTTGTTTGTTCATGTGGCTAATTATAAGCTAACTTCACAATTTTAGTTTGCTTAATTTTCTTAAAATACAAGTTTAAAACAGCTTAAATATCCTAAAATAAAAGTATTACAATACACCCCAACTTTACTTAGGTATTTAAGTTGGCTTACAATACGTACACCAACAACAAGTTGGCAACTTAATTAAAGGAAATTAAACATGAAAATTTACACAACAGAAGTTACTCGCAACCCTTGGGCACAACAAGTTCGGGTTAGCCGCACTAAAAATGGTCGTTGGGTTATTGATCGCGTTCTTGCTTTGTCAGAATTGCCAGCCAACACTTTTACTTGTTGGGAACACGCCGAATGGACAGGCAATGCTTGGTCAAATGAAGAACACTTACAACGCATAAAAGAACAACAACACAACTGATG